CCTTGACCAGCTTCTCTCATCCATGTATCTCTTTCTGATTGTATTCCTTTAAATAGAGATGATTGAGCAGATGCTTGTTGAGATAGAAAATCATCCATTATTGTATCTCTTCCAGCTCCGGCAGCCGCTTGAGCTCCTCCTGAACCAGCAAATCCAGACTTTGCAGATTGCTGAGCCATTGCTTGGCCTTGAGATAATAGTTTTTGTTGCCCAGTCTTTGTTGAATCTGAGATAGACCTAGAATAATCTTCCATATGAATCCCTTCTCTTTCAGGGTCATAAGCATATTGAGTTTCAAAATCTTCTACTCGTGAAAAATTTGGTTGCATATTCATTTTATCATAAAGAGTCTCAAAACTAGGAGGCTCAGTAGTAGCTCCACCATACTCCATAGAACCTCCACCTTGCATACCAAGAGATTCACCTAGCATTCCACCTAATTGCATTTCACTTCTTTGAGCCATGTTGAATCTAGGAGCATCTTCAAAGTTTAATTCATCAAGATTCTCTTTACCAATCTCATCAACAGCATTGCGATTCAATATATATTCACCCGGCTCTAACAAAGCCAGTATACTGTCTCCCGGTTGTCTACTATACTTAGAAGCCATTAGCTTACCGGGCTTCGTTTATATTTAAGAAGTCCACCTAACTGATATGATAAAGGTTGTTGAGCAACTGAACCACCTAGATTATATTGTCGCAAATATCCACCATCTTGATATGGTATAGGGCTAGATACTCCCGGCATACCACCCATTTGCATACCTAATATAGTTCTTTGTTGTTGTGCATATTGAGGACTAATTCCACCTTGTTCACCTGTATCCCATAGTTGTCTTAACCATTCATAATCCATAGACGCATCTCTCGCTTGGCCAATACCTTGTCTCATTTGTTCTAAATTAGCTAAATCTCCCAATCTATTAGAACCTTGTAAACTTTTTAAATAAGAACTTTCAGAATCATCTAATGAAGGAGAACCATAAACATCTTGAGCTTCAGAGAATCTAGTAGCTTGTTTGCCCATAACGTCAGAACCAGATAAACTTTTTAAATAAGCACTTTCTGTATCATCTATTGCAGATGGGCCAGTTGTAGTAGATGCATCTCCATAAGCAAGTCTATGAGCTTGCCTACCCATAGTATCAGAACCAGATAAACTTTTTAAATAAGCACTTTCTGTATCATCTACTGGAGATGAGCCAAGTGACTTATCCATATCAAGCATTTGCATTATACCTTGCATTCTTTCTCTATTAGCTGTAGTTCTTTCTATACCAGCTCTTTCTTCAGGTGTAGTTTTATAATCTCTTCTAAGAGTTAATTCTCCAGCAAGAGCATTAGCTATATCTGGAGATTCCATAAAGCCTAAAAAATCATCTTCTTTTCTATTTTCTCTCATATTTTTAGCATAATCAGATATGCTATCATAATCAACATTAAAAGTACTACCACCCTCTTGAAAACTATTGAGAAGATTTGGAAAAGCGTTTTGATACATATCGCTTCCTTTCGCTTTATCAATTTCAGACATCATTTCTGGAGACATTAAATCTTGACCAATATTTCCCAATCCTAATTGACCAACAGCTTTACCAATTCCCGATTTACTTAGTCCCTTCCAAGCTTCTCCAGTAAAAGCACTACCAGCCGCTCCTAATGCTTGACCTTTTAAAGATTCGTCAATACCACCCTTAAGTTCACGTAATTTATCATATCCAGAACCAAGTAATCCTGTTTTACTTTTACCAACTTCAGGGCCTTTACCAGCTAAAGCTTGACCTAGTAAATGGCCCCCACCTTTTGTAATTGCCTTAGCCACAAAAGGAGCTAATGGGCCAAGTCCAGTACCAGCTAACATTGCAGTTAAACCCTTAGTTCCAACAAAATCAAGAGCCTTACTTCCCAACATTCCAAGCAATCCTTTCTTAGAACCCCACTTACCAATTCCTTTGGCAGCTTTGCTTTGAGCTTCTTGTTCTGTTCTTATATCTCTACCTAATCCGGCTCCAAATGATAGTCCAGCCATTCCGGGTACATATCCCATAATTATATTCCTTTTATATACGCAATAATACTATATTGCGAGTTTAATATAAAGCTAGTTAAAATAAAATACCAGCTAATTTTTTTATTGTTTATCATATTATAACTTCAACTCTCCAAACGGAGGTCATAAAAAAATGTTTTTCACTCGTCACTATATTTGTATTGTCTGCAGTTATTGTAAGAGCTATTAAATCACCAGCCCCAACTGAAGGAGCTGCACTCCAATCAGATTGACTAATTATAAAATTAGTATTATCACTCCAAGATGATGTAGCATCGAAAGTACATACGCTATCTCTAGTTGTATCACCACTATCAATTTTTTCTATACCAAAAACAATATCAGTAGCTGCTGTATCTATAGCAGGTGTTCTAAAAAATACTTTATGGCATACCATATTAAATGGTGTTAGATAACTACTTCTAGGTTCTAATAAAGCTGTTTGCTCCGATGGCCCAACCCAAGGAACATATATTTTTGTATTTGGTAGGTCATCAGTAAAATTGTGCGTATATGTACGATAGTCTATAAACTTATTAGTATACTTTAATGTATTAGTAGTCAATGTTTTATCTACATATTGATTGCCATCAGAAGACATATAAGATTTCCAAAGTTTACCAAACTTTTTTCTATAAACAGCTAATTGGCTATTAGATTTTTTTTGTATAGCTGTCTGGCCCTCAACCATTCCATGAACAGATGGAATACCTTGAAACTCCATTGATGATTGTTTTAAATTTATTACTTTTCTTAAATCTCTATCAGTTAATGCCATTAAGATACCACTTTATTTTTTATAATTCTATATTGAATAGACATATCATTTATCTCAAATTTTCCAGCACTAGGAGAAGTAAATTTTATTTGTATACTTTGACATTCTATAGGAGAAGATGGAGTTAATGTAACCACATCCCACCTACTTTCACTTGCAAAATCACCTGTAAATGTTCCACCTCCATTACTTGAAAAATCTTGTTTACCATCAATAGCATATGAAAATGGAGTTGTTTCTGCTCCATCTGATTTATATGTAACAGTTACTTTATATACTTTCTTTGCTAGTTCAGGAACTCCAAAGTCTATATCTTTTGTATAGAACTCTTGATTATCTTGAGATGATTGTATTGGTAAGAATTTTAAAAAATCAACATCAGCGCTACCATCAAACTTACCAACAGTTAAATTGTTATTCATATCTATTACAAAATTAGTATAGTAAGAACTATCGGTAAATAAATTTGTATTATATGTCCACCCATTACTATCAAAATCATATATAAAACATTGATTTGAATTACTTGAGCTATCATTAGGACTTCTCATCATAATCAATGAATTAGTTATTGGGTCATATCCTAACATCACATCTTTAACTGTGCCTGAACCGCGATACCAGCTATTCCAATCAACGTCACTAATTTGAAATGATGAGTCACTAACAGCAATCTTTTTATCTATTAAGTTTTTTACTTCTTTTCCATCATAGAAATAACAACCATCATCAGATGCCCAAGCCACTCCTTTCGTTGTTTTTGCAACACTATAATGATACTTAACACCATAGTATTGAAATGTATCCTCAAGATACCAATTAGAAATACTAGGACTAGATATATTAATTATATGAACTAGATTTTGTTTAAATGCCAATAGTCTATCAGCATATGATTCTAAAGCTGTATATTCTCCATAGTCTCCCTTAGATACATCTATAAAATTATGCTCTAAAAATGTATCAAACTTACCTATCTCACTATACATTATTCTATCACCAAACTTTTTTAAGGCCCCAGAACTCGATTTTGTTTTTACGTTAGCAATGAAAACCCTCCTACCAGCAACAACCGAAGCCTTGTACCCCTCATTAGTACCACCAATACCTAAGAATTTTACATCTGGGCTAAATCCATTTATGGTAGTATATGTATCTAAATTAGGATTTGTAGAGTTACCAGTTGAGGGGCCAACCACATAGTATCCATAACCACTTTGATAAGACCAAGCCTTATGGTCTCCATCAAGAGACATCCTGACACCTTTTACTATATCTATATCAGCTAACATAATCAAATCATCATCTGTATCTTTTAATCTTGTATAAATCCTACCACCAGTTATTCTTCCACTATATGCTAAATCAGCATATACAGAAACTTGCCATGCTTTATTTTCTGATGATGTATGAGTAAAAGCCGCTATAGTACCAGCTCCATTTCCTATCTGAACTGGTAAAGATTCCTGATTCCCATCATATATAAAAGTTTCATAAAATTCATAAATTCCATCTTCCCAAGTACCATCAGATGTCCCATCATCAACTCCAATATTCCAACCAATACCCCTTTCTATAATTGGTGTCTCATTATCTGCAAAATCAAATGGAGCTGTCCCACCAAGATTACCACCATAAGACCTCTGATATATAGCTGTTCCAGTTTGTTCATGGAACGCTCTCTTACAAAACATAAATTCTTTTGGATATTCGCCTAGGTCTCCAACTCCACCACTAGCTTCTTTTATGGATATTACTTCACCTACAATAGCTCTACCTGTCTTATCATTACCGCTAGCATCCTCAAATTTAAATCCTGTAGAGGTAACACTTAAATTTAATCCCATTTGAAGAGGTAAAGCTGATGCATATTTTTGGATTGCAACACCCCTGTAATCGCCAGTATCTGGATTTAAATAATAATTACCAGCAGAAGTTCCATCGTGACTAGTTGTACCAAATGCATAAGAAAATGCAGTTGCTATCTTTGGAGAGGCTAAAGAGTTAGGATGCTCTTGCCATTCAGCAAATACAAGTCCATTTGTACTATTAAATTGATTTCTTTGTATATACCCATACCATTTTACAATATTAGTATTCCCTCTATTTGTATCACATACACGAATAGAGTCATCTGCCATATGATATATATATTTAGCATCATCTCCTTTAAGAGTTGGACTAATAGCTGATATACTCCATCCCTCATTTTTAGTACTATAAGATGAAGTTGCATTACTAGACCATATATCAACATTACCTTCACTATCAACATCTCCAAGAGCTATCATCTTATCACCAACATTAGTTCTAATAACTTGTATTTCAGGGTCTCCGCCAGAACTATCATCTGTAATCCCCCTACCTTTCAAAACAAAATAAATATCCATATCTCCAAAGGTAAAATTTTGATTACCATTACTTGCTGTAGCCGCTTTACTTAATACAAAAGTAGTTGAATTTGTTATAGAAGCAATATATGTACTAGCTGGTACTCCAGTTCCAGTTACAGATAATCCAGCTATTATTTGAGCATTGGCATCGTGGGTAACAGAAGTGCTTGTATTTGTTGTGTCGCAAGTATTATCAGTAAATGTAGTACCAGCAGCATCAGCAGAACTCAATGTATTAACTACATCAGTTACAGTAAATACTCCATCATTGCTACCAGTACCACTTATCTTTAAGGTATCTCCAGTTTTAATAAGAGTTCCTGTATATAAAGTACTATTAGCCGAATTGGCCCCTCCAACTAATTGAAGATGTTGTTTTGTTGGTTGTGGCATTATTCTGGGTCGTACTCAGGAGCAGTTGTCTCAGTATCTCCACCAACTAATCTTGCTACAAATTTTATATTGCCAACAGAAGAACCTAATGTTAAATCATTGCTTGTACCATCATGTTTTGTATCTGTAATAGTATATGCGCTATCCCTACTATGGTCTGATTCAAAATAGAATAATCCATATCCGCCAGAGCCAACTAAGGTTGATGTCCTTTCTACAAAATACTCACTTAAATCAGTAGAGCCATCAGTATCTTTGCTATGAGCATATAACGCACCAGCAGTCTTTATCTTACCCAAGGCATCAATAGACATATTTTGAATTAGAACAGATTCATTATCTGCAATATCTCTAGGGTCTTTTCTATTATTAGAACCGCCAGACCAATCTCTTATTGTAAGATATTTTTTAGGCATTAGTCAAGAATCTCAACATGAACTAGGTCATCAAATCCATTATCCTTGACATCTCCATCTGAATCCCAATCTCCGCCCCATCTTACTTTAACTCCAAGTTGATGTGCTATACCACGAATCATTCCACCCATATAATGAAACCCATCTCTATTATTCCAATCTATTGGATAAGGGGCTAAATCAACAGCCTTCCCATCCATATGCTTAGAATATCTCACTTTAGTAGAGCCTTTAGCCAATAATTCTTCTTGTCGTTTTGAACTACGCAATCCCTCAATAATAGTAACATCCATTATCTTAACAAGCTCATTCAATACATTTACAAGTTTGGCATCAATACCTTTAAGACGCTCTTTACTTCTCTTCCCAAATTTAGGCATTACTTAGAACCGAATACCTTTGAGAAAAAGCCTTTCTTCTTCTTTTTACCTTTGCTAACTATCTTCTTTCCTTTCTTCTTTTTCTTTTTCACGTCTTCCATATTATAAGCCATTACATTATATGTTGGATTAGTCGTTGCTTTTATTTTTGTGCTATCTGGTTGCTCAGATAGTGCGAGTGATAATATTATTACTAACATTTATTTACCTTTAAATACACCTTCTAGTATGTCTGTTACAACATCAACCATCTTTTCAAAAAATATTTGTTCTTTATCTTCTGATACAAATGGGATGTCAATTCGTTTATTAATAGCAGTAGCAATCTTTTCTGTCATCTCATCTGAACCAAGATGTTTTACAGCTTCTTCTTGCATTTTTTCTGCCTGCTGTTCAGCAAGTTTAATCAACATTGATTTAATATCCATAATGTTTCCTTATCTTAGTGTTCCTAATAGTATGCTAAATAAAGCCATACCACCTAGCATATAATTACGCCAGTTTTCTAATGACCTTGTTCTGCCATTTGAAATTTTTAATTCTTCTTTAATATCAGGTAATTCTCTATGTAATATGGCCTCTATCCTAGCAAGCCTTTCTTTTACATCATATCTATACTTATCTATAGGTTCATAATCCATTTTAATGCTTTCCATTTACCCTACTTAAAGAACCTTCAATTCTTGATACTTGATTATCTAGGTCATTTATCTCTTTGGTCATAGCATCAAACTTTCTATCCAACTTATCATCGCTTGAGTTCCACCTACCAATCAATTTAATTATCATACCTTCCATAT